GAGAGATCATGTCTCTCCATACAACTCTGGGGAAAACCAACTATGAGGAGACCAGACAACTGTTTATCAATGATGTCTTAACAGAGTCTCTTGACAATGGAGAACCAGCATACTATAATAGTAACGTTTTAGGAAGATATTACAGGAAGGATTATTTTGAAGTATCTTGAAACTGCTGCATCAATCATAGGTGATCATGAAATAACTTTAACGGAAGAAGGTATCTTAGATCTACTCCAGATAAAGTATAGATGGCCAGAGGTAGCACTAGAAGTTATCAATCAGTGCGGTAATACTTCTAATGGATTCTTCGATGGTAGAAAATTTATAATCTATGACAAGTGGAAAAGATTATATGATTTGGGTTTCACCACTCTACTCAACAATGTCATGGATCTTACATCAGAACTCAGAGCTCTTGATGATAAGTTGTTTGAATTTAAAGGGTCTGAAACGAATGCTAATTTTTATCTAAGTGCTGGCACTAAGGTTAAGAGACCAAGTTTTGATCCTCATCATCATGAGTATGATGTTATAGTGAAACCAATATACGGAACTTGTTTATGGAGAATCAACGGACAAGTAGAACAAGTAAGTCCAGAGGGAGTTCTAATTATTCCAGCTGGTACACAACACTCAGTATGTTCTAATGAAGAACCTAGATTATCTTTAACACTTAATATGTCAGGTTGATGCAAGATTATATAAACTATATGATTGACATTGGCTTTGATAAAATTCCTCATAGAGAGTCTAATCTTCTTGTACATTCGATTAGTGTTTCAGAGATGTTACAATCTTATAATAGACCTATTGAAGAACAGGTAGCTGGACTTTTTCATTCAATATATGGTACTGAATATCAGATGTATAGTACAAAAATTACAAGGGAAGAGATTAGAAGTATCATAGGAAAAGAATCGGAACACATTGCCAATTTATTTTGCACGCTGGAAGATAGAGTAAATACGATATTATATGGTAAGGGTTTGAAAGAACCATATAAAACAACTCTTAGGTGGTTAGAGTATTGTAATATAAAAGATCAAGATCCAACAGCACAAATATTAAAAGAATTTGAAATACTGTTGACGGTTAACCCTAATTAAGGTATGATATAATGGCATATATAATGTACTAATAATTTAATTGTTGAAGAAATGAATCTAATACCTAATGCTGAATTATTTTTCCTAGAGGGTGGTAGAGCTAAAACACTAGTCAGAAAATCTACTGCTGAATTATTTGAAGGAAGATCAGTCCTCGTTGTATCAATCAACGGAGCATTTACACCAACTGATGAAAAGATGGTGAAGGACTATGAAAAATTATACTTACATTTTAAGGACACAACAATAATAGGTAATCCTGCTGATGCAACTCATATAGATGACATCTATTTCCTTTGTATGAATGATGCATACGTTATGGATGCTTGGTGGAAGAAAATGAAAATTAAAAACTGTAAGTATCTTCCAGATGGAAATGGAGCTCTAACTTTGAGAATAGATGGTCAAGGAGGAATTTCTGGGGGACAAGGCGTGATTGAAATGTACAACAAGGGCCTAGGTAAGAGAGCATGGAGATATGTTTTACTAGTGGAAAATGGTTGTCAGATGACATACCTAGAAGAAGAAATTCCAGATGGAAAAGATAGTCGAAACAATCTAGATATTGACCCATACATCTTGACTCAACCAGAAGAAGTATTAGCTTTCTTAAGAGCGAGACAACAAAAAGCTAAGATAGAAGCATCGAATAGATTATCAGAGGATTTATCTCTACCAACATGAAAATCATAAGTCTGAAATATCTGGAAGAAAATTTTGATGAGGTACTCGAACTGGCTCAAGCTGGTGAGAGTTTCTTATTGGACACTCCCGATGGTCAGATAGCATTGGTTCCAGATAAGACTATTTTAAAACCAGTCATTGATTCTGGCCAGGCACAAGACATAGAACATATGTGGAACCATGATGATGGTGCTTGACATTTAATTAATTTAGAAGTAGAATAGTGACGTAAACTAATTAGGAAAATGTCCACGTTTATTTCTAAGTTCAAAAAAAATCTAGATGCTTTGGAGAAAGCAGTTGATCGAGAGATTGCTCTTGACTATAAGTATCCAAAAATTTATAAAAAAGTTTTGAGATACTATAAGGGTGAGGGTCATGAGTTTAGTGAAGAAGATCCAGAACAGGAGTATTCACTTGTCATGAGTCTAATAGCAAAAGATTTGGAGCAAACTAATGATTGAAGTACTACTACAGAATGAACCATACAGGTATGTGAAGATGCCTGACCCACTAGAGAATGGTCAACCAGACTATCGTATTCAGAAGTGGAACAATCATAACGGTTACAAGGACATGTACCTTTGTGATAACTTCATGCAGTTCAAGACTGCCATAGATGACTTCGAGTACACCAAGTGGTTAGACCCAGCTGGTGTACCATGTTACGTTCATGATGTCTGATGAACCATCTAATATAGAAAAGGCAAAAAACTTTTCTAAGACCGCTTACGATATCATAAAAGGTTTTGCAAGTAAGGGAACTTTATTAGTTCCCAAAGAGGTCAAAAATGCAAGAATAGATATATGTAGAGAGTGTAATAGATTTGACGAAGACCGACACTTATGTAGAGAGTGTGGTTGTTTTCTCGTTAACAAAGTTAAGTTTACTGCTGCTCGATGTCCTTTAAATTATTGGTAAAAAATGCAACAACCACAGTTTGAAATTCACGATTTCATTGGTTACTTTCCTAAGTCTATAGATCCAAACTTTTGTGACTTTCTGTGCTCTTATATGGATAAAGCAGAACAAGTTCAAGGTAGAAGATATACACATGTTAAAGACAAACAGATTTGTCTTGATGCTTTCTCGCCAGGAGAAGCAAAAGATTTAATGAATGGCGTAAATGGATGTTTATATTATTATGTAAGTGAGTTTTCATATCTAACTAACTTCAATTATGTTAGTGCAGTTGTCTTAATGCAGAAGACAGCACCGACAGAAGGCTATCATATGTTTCATGCTGAGAATCTTAATTACAATAATAATATTAGAACTATGGCATGGATGGTATATTTGAATGATGTAGAAGAAGGTGGAGAAACAGAATTTTTATATCAGAAGACAAAATTTAAACCACAGAAAGGAGATGTACTGATATGGCCAGGTGGATACACTCATTTGCATAGAGGTAATCCTCCTATATCTGGTGAGAAATATATTGCTACTGGTTGGTATCAAGGAAACATAGGACTCACTCAGGTTCAGACAGCAGGGTTGAATGATAAACAATACATGGAGAGTATGGAATCATAGATGTCTGACATTCATATATTGTTTCCTACGCCAGTATATCAAAGCAATTTTACTGAACCTCTAAAACCAATTATAGATTTTATTAATACATTGGAATTTAAACAAGATTATAATGTATATGAAAAACCAAATGGTCAGACTACTGATGCAAGTTTAGATATATTATCTTCACCAGAACTATTATCTCTGGGAGATTGGATTACAAAAGAGGCATATAAGTTTATTAAAACTCTACAAATTGATTGTGCATTTCATACGTTAGTGAGAATCAATTCATGGGTTAATTTGCAGAAGAAAGGAAACTATATACATGAACATAAACATAACAACACTCAATTTTCTGGAGTTTTCTATCCCAAAGTTCCAAGAAATAGTGGCAACATATGCTTTGTATCATCTAACGATACATGGATAGACTTTCATACGGAACCAAAGGTAACGGGCTTTGATGATTTGAATAGTCGTCAAAAGACTTTTATACCAGAACAGGGTATGCTATTTTTGTTCCCTGCTCATCTTAAACATTATGTTACTACTTCCAAATCAAATGATGAACGTCTGAGTATATCATTTGACTATAACTTAAATCAATTACCATGAAACTTACACAAGAAATGATCGACAAGATCCAAGAGTTGATGAACCATACTAAGAAGGATGGCACAACAAACTGGTTGGATGGTGATGACATCAAGATCAGTCTATCAGGAACATTTGCTGCTGATAGATTCATCGTTATTGGAAATGAATCCAAGAAACCTTGGGTGCCTTCTGAACCTCATCCTTACTTTGATTATGAGAAAAAGGAATTTACTAGAGACGGTAGAACAGAATATCTAGAACAACAGAAGAAGAAATGATTTTACCAGGCACTACAGTTAAAGTGATTGATGAAAATTCTATCTATAGGGGTTACGTTGGATGTGTTCAAAGAATACAGGGTCGTAAGGCTGCTGTTCTTTTAGATCAAGATGGAACTCCTTGGGA